TAGTTATTATTAGTTATTAGTATATCATGATGTTGCATCTTTTTAGGTAAAGAATAACTACTGGATATAACGAGACCTTTACCCTCCATATGTAGAACTTCTAAATAAAGAAATATACATACTTCGTGTTTGCAGACGATTACTCTTTCTGCCAAGCCAAAAGCACCCCACGGTCAGTCTCGTTACGCTGCCGCCCCTCCACGATTGTCTTATTGTAGAGAGAGCACCAAAGCTCGCTCGTTCTCAATCAAAACAACCACACTGGGTTAGGCATCGTTGTAAACTCTTGCGAGTATGGAGGGCCTGTTGTCAGGTTAGACAGCGCAGGACATTTTTACAATGCCTTTCTTTTGACTTCTCTCAACCACCCTCTATATAAGGATTGCAGCCCTTATATAGAGGTATTTCAACCTGTGGTCTTGATTTTCTATGATGAGATTTGCAGTCTCTTTCTCATAGAAGGCATTGTTTTTATTCATTGGTAGAATTAGGAGCCAGTGCCTGTTGATGAACCTATTTTATATTGCTTTTTATTTACCCGTATTGATTTCTATTGCCCTGTATTTGCTATTATATTCATTATATGAAAGTATAACAATAAAGTTTTCTTTCCTATGTTATATATATTATATTCCAAATCTCTCTTTTAGTGTTTTTTAGAAAAAAAATAAAAATAAATCAAAATAAATCAAAAAGAGACTTTCATAATATAATATATATAGTATATGAGAAAGACACTATTAGAAATGACAAGAAAGAACGCCGTGAAACTTATGTGCGGCGATAATCTGGAACTCCTAAAAGGAATGCCAGACAACTGCGTAGACAGCGTAGTAACAGACCCACCATACGGATTATCGTTTATGAATAAAAAATGGGACCACGATGTTCCCAGCGTTGAATTTTGGAAGGAAGTCCTTCGTGTTCTAAAACCAGGAGGCCATGTGCTTTCTTTTGGTGGCACGAGAACCTATCATAGAATGACGGTGAATATAGAGGATGCAGGATTTGAGATAAGAGACCAGATTATGTGGTTGTATGGTTCAGGATTTCCAAAGTCTCACAATGTAGGATTGAGTATAGATAAACTAAAAGGACACGAGAATAGAGGTAGAGCAATACCAACCGCATCTACATATCAAGCATCCGATATAGAAGAAAAGAATAAACTGACATCCAATAAAGTAGATAAGTATGAAACAAAAACAGAAGAAGCAAAAGAATATGAGGGGTGGGGCACAGCACTAAAACCTGCTAACGAACCAATTTGTGTTGCAAGAAAACCTTTGAGTGAAAAGACAGTTGCCGCAAATGTTCTAAAATGGGGCACAGGTGGTATCAACATAGACGGTTGTAGAGTTGGATATACAAGTGAAGCGGATAAAGAAAGTGCCAAACCTGGTTCATTGAATGCAACTGGTGAAAATAGTATGTTTGGATTGAAAAGTGGAAACGAACAAAATAGTGAAGGTCGTTTTCCAGCCAACATTATATTAGACGAGGAGGCAGGTAAAGTTTTGGACGAGCAAAGCGGTCCTACCTCACAAGGACATTGGACTAAAAGCAAGACGACTGGCTTTGGTGAGTTTGGAGGTGGAAAAAATGAATACAAAGGCGTAGGACCAAAAGACAAAAACAAAGATAAAGGTGGTGCTTCTCGTTTTTTCTATTGTCCGAAAGTTAGTAAGAAGGAAAGAAACGAAGGTTGTGAGGACTTGGAAGAAAAGAAGAAAGAGTTTGAGACTACGACAAGAACAAACAAAGAAACTGCTGACAAATTTGGTTGTGAAAGAAAAGGAACTGCAAAGAATACACACCCTACCGTGAAACCTATTGACCTAATGGCTTATCTATGTAGATTGGTTACAGGACCACAAGGATTGGTTCTTGACCCGTTTATGGGCTCTGGCTCAACAGGACGAGCAGCAATTCAAGAAGGGTTTAGATTTGCCGGAATGGAAATGGATAAAGACTATTTTGAGATAGCACAAAAAAGAGTAGAATACTCATACAAAAAAAAATATGAAAATGGAAACGACTAAAAGAAAAAAGTTCACAACTCTGTCAGTTGGAGTAGAACTAAAAGATAAACTGGAACAGGCTATCATAAAAAAACAAAGAAAGTTGACATACAACGATTTGTTGTTTGAGCTTGTAGAGGAGTTCCTCAATAAAAAGATATAGAAATGAAATGTATACAGAAAATGAGATTGATGAATATAGCGAGTATATGGACTGGGTGCGAGAGCAAATAGTCAAAAGCGAAGAAGACGACATTGTTGGATATAAAAACAACATAGACATAGAAGAGATTACTATGCAGAAAGGACCTAACGGAAAGTATTGGAAGGTTGAATGGCTTCTAAACCACCCAGAAGGACTGATTGTAGGAATGTTGAATACACAAACATTTGACGATTGGTTAGCAATCAAGGTTATGGAAAAAAGAAATGACCGACTAAAAGAAATTGGAATATAAAATCAACCGAACTATTGTTAGTTCGGTTTTTTTGTGTATATTTGTTCTATAACAAAAAAGAAACGGATATGAAAAATGCAGAGTTTAGAGAGTTTATTGACTACGTGATTAGTTTTTATGGTATTGGCGGAATATATGCCAGATTTTTCACAGACGCGGTAGTGGAAAGAGCAGAAGTTGAGTTCGTATACAGCGAGTGTCTAAAACACAATGAGGAGTGGTGGTCTTGTGCCGACAGTATGTGCCGAGAACTAATGAGAGACATTTTGCTTGTAAGAAGAGGTAGCACCGATACAGAGTTCTCATTACCGAACTATAAGCACGTTGTTCCAAACAACTTTATCACACTAAAATAGTCTACCGACACCCGGAAGTTCTTTGATAACGTCCGGGTTATTATCGTAGTGAGTTCTTATACCAAGTTCTCTTATCTTATCAATCTTTGCTACATTTGAGCCAGTAGAGATTACTCTGTTTCTTGGAATACGAAGTTCTTTTGCTACTTGATATACCTGAAACATATTAGACATACTTCTTGCTGTGATTATGTATATGTCTCCATTTGTAGCCAACAACTTATCTTTACCTCTTCTCGTAGAAAGAACACCGTCATAGTCAAATGAGACTTTACCACCAACGAGTTCTTCTATTTCAACAGAAAGGTCATATGTTCCTCTTATCACACCTATATTAGCAGCAAGTGCTTCCAGGTCTCCTACGGCTACGCCTTGCGCGATTGCACTTTTCTTTGCTGACTTTTTACTTTCCTCGTCACCAGGTGTGTATGAGTAGCACTTTCCTTGTCTACCCCACTTATATCCAGGACTGTTGTTTATTTGACACGATTGAATTGGCATTTTATTCGGTTAGATTTTTTATATCGTTTTTGATTGATTTCGCTTTCTTTATGAATTCTTTTAGAATAACCCACATAGGTCTGTTTCCAAGCATTACAGACTTTTCGTCAATACTTTTTGTTTCTATGTAGCAGAAAACTATTGTAGCAATCTTTGCTGAAAGCATATTGACACCGAACACCGGTCCTCCGAACACAAACTTGTCAATCAAAAACCCAAGCAATATACTTCCTGTATAAAAGAAAGTCTTTACCGCGAGGTTGAATAGTCTTGACGAACGAAACCTATACCCTGCTTTTACAGAAGCCCATATTCCTATGATTGTATCAAATGCCACAAACAGCATTATTAGTATTATTAGTCCTTTTACAGGTGCTAAAAAAGTAAGTGTGGCGAATATAAGGCCTTCTATAAATGTTTTCATTTTCGTATAACTATATTTTGGAACCAAGAATGGCGACATATTGGTGAAACACTTCCGTCTGGTTGCGTCCAATACCCACCGGCAAACCCAAATACATCAAGTCCAAAACCATTATTCATCCTGTCAATCTCTTGTCGTGTGTATAGTTTGCTGGCATCAATCAAATGAACGCAGAAATCACGCGTCCTTCCGTCTGGAAGTATTTTTGGGCCACCTACACCAAGGCGAAGGTCGTAGTTATATCTTATCTCATAATTTGCTGGACCAACCCTAACCCTAATCTTCTCACTGGAAGGAATGACCGACCGAATACTATCCGAAGTCGGGTCAAGAGCCAACCTAAACTCTTGTATGAGTTCTGGGCTCATTTCTCGCCTGTCTATAATGTGAAACTTGGACGCGTCTTCTCCGAGCGTTCTAATAAGCTCTAATCGTCTTGCTAACTCTATCTCTTTCTTTTCGGAATTGAGTGATTTCTTTATGTCTTTTAGTTTTCCTATACACATACCCAAAATATATTTCGGGCAGTTTGTGTTTATTTTCCAAACAGAAAAGCGACAAGTTATACTTTATATGATTATCGCTTATGTTCTATAAACAATCCATAGTGGAAAAAGTTGAGTTTTTTGTGATAATATATACAAAAAAAGAAAGTTATTATTATGAAAACAGAACAAGACACATTCCAAGAAGATTTGGTAGCAGGACAAGCAGGTGAAAAAGCCATAGCAAACTTTTTGGAAGACCACTTCGGTTGGAGTTGGGTATATTTCAACGAAAGCAAGGACAAACAAAAACTAAAAGAATTTGACTTTTATATGTATGACGGCTCACATAAGTCGGTAGAAGTAAAAACAGACAGATATGAAACATATAATGGTGAGACTGGAAATATGGTTATAGAGTTCCAATGTAATGGAACGGCAAGTGGTGTCAATGCGACGAAGGCAGACTTATTTGTGTATTACTTTCCAGACCACGAGATTGCTTATATCATAGAAACAGATAAGTTGAGAAGACTAATCAAAACTGCGGGGTTTGTATATCATACTGCTACTGCCGGACAAGGTCTGCGAGCAAGAGTTCACCTCGTAAATAGATTTGCCAACGGGCACCACTTTCTAACGGTGAAAATACCGAGAGAATACTTTGAGGTAGAGATTGATAAATGCACTCCAAAGGTGCTAAAAGATGCAACATCATGATATAATAAATACTAATATACTCTAAAACGAAAAAGCGACCCTCAAAGTCGCTTTTTTTAGTATCCTCTATTAGGAAATGAACCATTCGGTCCGTATAAGTATCTGTTTCTTTTTAGGTCCCAATTATCTTTGTCCTCTAAATAGACATCGCTATCATAAGGATTGTTAGGGTTAGGCCAAATTTGTTGCTTCTTTCCGTTTGCGTCTTGACCTGCCGTCCATAATGGAAAGTCAGTAGAGTATTGACACAAAAACTCTTGTGCTCTTTTCTCAAAGAACTCTGCTCTGTTTTTTAGTTCGTGTCGTAGGTATTTCATTTCCTCAATAGAAGCCGGCTCTGCATATTCGTCTCTCAACTTTACAGTTCCTTTATTCCTAATCTTGATTGATAAGAAAGGTATAGCAGTCTCTGTTGCTCTATAAGCGATATGTTGTTTTAGTATATCAAATAGTTCAGTCTCTATTGCGTTTAGAGTTCCTGCTTTGAATTTCGTATCAATGTCATCGTATAGAAGTTTTCCAAGAAGTTCTCTTGTGTATATAAGTTGCGCCGTATCTACATGCGGTGCTATGTCGTTTGCGTCAACATTGTTGTTGATTGGTGTAAACGATTTTAGGTATTGTTGAGTGACCCAAGTTGCCATTATCTTTTCTTTATTTTTATATCGTCATTGGTTTGAGTTTGAAATCAACCATATAACCGTTAGCAAGTAATAACTTGTTTACAACATATTCAAATGCCATTTGGTCTGGTTGTATTACAAACTTGTTGAAACACTTTACTTTTACCTCAAAGTCTCCTGAGCCAAGTTGGCCTGGCACACATAATCCAAATAATTCAGGAGTTGTTGCTCTTTCAGCTGTAAGTATTTTCTGTGTTATTTGGTCTGCGATTGCCACAAACTGCTTGTCTACATTTTGTATGTCTATTGGTGTAACATCCGGTGCCAAGTCTTTACCGTCGGAAAACATTACCATTGCTTTTCCAGCGCGTTTTACACCACCAAAAGTTCTTTTTAGACCTGTTACTACATCGTCTCTTTCTTCTTGCGTTCCTGGCTTTCTATAAAACTTTACAAGTATAGAAGGATTGAACCCATTTTCTATAAGAGATTTGTAATATAAACCAACTTGACTTTCTAATGACACCCAGTCCATTGCTGCCAAATAGGTTGGCTCACCATAATACTCGTTCGTAACCTTTTGACCTGCGTGGTAAAGAAGTTGTCTTTTATGTTCCAAGTCTCCTTCCGCAAAAGGATATATCTCTACTGCGTCTTCTCTTCTGTCAGCCCAGTTTCTTTTGTAGAACCACTCACATACTTTTCCGTCCTCATATTTTCCAGACCTCAACTTTGCTGGGTCAATTCTATTTACCTCAACTATTCTTTGACCGTCAAGAGACCATATAGTTTCTAATGCCATTGCTCCAAAGATTTGATAATCTAATGAGATTTCATACGCGTCACGCCAAACCTGGTTGATTATCTGTCTAACTGCGACCTTTGCCTTTTCGTCAAGAAGTTCGTCGTTTATTTCCCATCCTTCGCCAACTACCATTTGTGCTTTTGTTTTTACAATAGCATTGTGTGTTGGTGATGTATTATACATATCTTTCAGGTATTCAGGATAAAGGTTGTTTATACCATAGTCAACCCACTCATTGTTCCTGCTTTCTCTTATTACAGGAAGGTCTGTTTCAGCACCAAGTTGAAATCCATCAACAGCGTCTTTTATTTCCTGTATTGGTGAGGCAATTTGTGCCTGCGTTTTTGTAAGTTCGTAGCCGAAGATTTTCATTTGTTTATGTGTTTTTTTATTGCTCTGTGAACCTAACTCGTCCAGTTTCTACTATGACAGGAGGAGTGCTCTGTGTCATTGATGGTAAAGAGATTGTTCCTGATAAAGGAACTGGTCCTTGACAAGCCCATATTGTATAGTTCCAACCAGAACCTAAATCATTGTTTTCACCAAATAAGTGTATGTCATAAGTTCTGTCCCAAGTCTCATTAGTTCCAGCCGAAGCGGTAGCCGAGAAAGTGGAGCTGATTGCAAACTTGTTATATCTGGTTCCGTCTCCTAAATCTAACAAAGAAGTTTTAGAGAAGTCTATTACTGAATAGTTCAATTCGTTCTCAAAACGAAAGTAGAAAAACAAGTCTGTGTATGTGTAAACAGACGGCGAGAAAAAGCCGAACTTCTCGTTTAGAGTAAAGACGGCATCGGTGGTTCCTGGTTTTAGCATTATCATACCTGAAATATATTTCGGTGATTGTTTGTTTATTCGGTATATGCTCCGTATATTTGTAAGACAAAAGAAAAACAAAACGATATGGAAGGAATGAGATTTGTAAAGTCGCAATACAATCAGGAAAACAACTGGTTAGGCTACGAGAGTATTGAGGTCATTAGCATGAACTTTGACGGGGAACACGGCGTTTTGGTTCTATATGACGACAAAACGATTGCTCCTATGGTGATGGCAGATTTCAAAGACTTTATCAGCGATAACTATTATGAGGTTGATAAGGCTTGGCTAAGAGACAGAAAATTGAAATCAATAGGAATATGATTAGGTAGAACGGAATATGTTCCGTATATTTGTAAGACAAACTAAAAACATAAACATTATGAAAGACATGAGAAAAGCAATCGCAGGAGGAGTAGAAATCAAAAGGTCAGTAGAAGGCGGAATGTATGAGACCGTAATAC